AATAGATCTTAAACCTATGTTTTCTACAGGTGCTGAACTACATATACTATTAATGAATGTAGAAGCATTCTCTACAAAAAAAGGATTACAGTTTGCACATAAATTTTTATCATCACATAATTGTTTAATGGGTGTTGATGAGTCTACTACAATAAAAAACCCTGCTGCAAAGAGAACAAAAAATATTTTATCATTACGTACTCTTGCAAAGTATAGAAGAATACTTACAGGTTCTCCTGTTACTAAATCACCATTAGATTTATTTTCACAATGTAATTTTTTAGACCCATGGTTACTAGATCAATCATCTTATTATTCTTTTAGAACTAGATATGCCATATGCAGAAAGATACAAGTTAATGGTAGACAAGTTGAGATTGTTGTTGGTTATAGAAATTTAGGTGAGCTATCAGATAAGATAAAACCTTTTTCTGATCGTGTGTTAAAAGATGATTGTTTAGATTTACCAGAGAAAACATATTTGAAACGTACGATTGATTTATCAGATGAACAAAGAAAAGTTTATAATCAAATGAAGAAAGAAGCTATTGCTGTCCTGAATGGTAAGATGGTATCCACAGCTACTGTAATTACACAACTGATGAGACTACATCAAATAACTTGTGGTCACTTCACAGCTAACGATGGCACAGTACAAGAAATAAAAAACAATCGTATACCACAGCTTATGGACATATTAGAAGAGGTAGAAGG